AGAAGATTGTCACACACATTGCAGAAGATTTGAAACTTTTGATCACGACTGAAGTTGGTTTCGTTATGCTCCAGAAGAGTTTCTTTGATGGTCCTTTGTACATTAACTTTCAACATGATCAGAACTCCTGTTGGTGAGTGTAATAGTTCATCATCAGATGTAGAGCATGGTCTGCCTTACGTTGTTCTTTGTCTTGAAGATCTTTAGTGTAAGGTTTATTGAACTTCTCAACTTCTTTGAGAAGTCCTCTGCGGAAACATCCAAGATCTTCAGAGGAAAATTGTTGTTGAACTCGCATCAGTGGTTACTTCAGAACGTGACGATAATCAATGGAATTGATACACCAACCTGTTGCAGATGAGATCTCTTCGATTAGATCATCTCCATCATCTGCCTCCCAGATTGTACCTTTGGTTTCCTCAATTACTTCTTGTTGAGTGTCATAATCAACATCTCCCCAAGTATCATCATCAGAGGAAAAATCGAAGTCAATGTAAGTAACTTGAAATTGCATCAGTAGTTGCTCACAGTTTGAAAGATCATGCCAGTGCTGTTGTAGCGAAGGTCAACATCACATTGGTACTCTTCAGACAGAGAATAGGCAAGGTCAACTGCACGATCTGCGTCATAAGTGCCACCCTCCCAGGGTGCAGCAGGACACATAACGTCGATTCGAGTGTTAGGATTCAGTCTCATGGTTTTGTTTCAGTGGTTGTATCAGTGGGACAATGTGCAGGCTCGAATAATCTTTCGAACTGAAGATGATCATCACAAGAATCATCATCTTGCAAATCTATCATATCCGTGTCCAAGTCTGTCATCTTATCGAACAGAAAGTCCACGAAGTCTTTGTTGCTCATTGTAGTAAAGTCAGTCATGATTATCCTCCGAAGTTGTCATCCATGAAGGCAGAGTCCTGACCCCGACCATCATCATCACCGAACATTGTGATGTACATTGCAGTGGCGAGGTCAACATCTTTGCCCAATTCTTCTTGGAGTTTTAGTTGAAAGTCAAGATCATTGCGCTTCTGCATTAGAGCGTTCATGCACGCTTGAATGTTATCAACCTCACGCATCGCACGAGTGCGCTCCTCACGCAACTTAGCGAGTTCTTGGTTGATTTCGATTCGGGTCATGGTTTGAGTGGTGTTCATATCAATGAGACAATGTGCAGGCTCAGTAAATCTTCACTCCTGCTCTCTCCATGCCTTTCGCATCTCTTTGTAACGAGGACTTGTGGCAGCAAGATCTCTCATTGTCTTAAACAGTTTCGCACACTTTGCCTTCTCATTCGTGAGGCAGTCTACCTCTTGTGGGAGAATGGGAGTGCCACCTCTATCACCCGTGTGATAATAAGGTGGTTTGGTTACATATTTCCGTCCGCTCTTATGGTTAGCATAACGCCTTGATCTTGTGTGTCCCATCTCTAAGAACTTGCGACACATGTCCATGCCAATGAAGTCACCTTCGATCATGTATTCCACGAACATGTTGTAGATCTTGAGAGATGACTTCCAGGCAGTCTTTACATCTTTGAAGCGCCAATGTTGTCCGATGATGTTGGTATAAGGTGCCACCAACGTGACTCCCTGCTCTCCACGTCCAATGCGGTAAAGATAACGATTTTCTGCTTTTGTGAAGTCAATAGAGGAATAATCCAGGTCATAATTGAACTCTTTCATCAGTTTGGAAAGTATATCATTGTGAGAGTAAAGATCAAGAAGATCATAACTGTGAAGACCATAAAACCCACACCAGCGGGTATGATCCAGTCTGGCATGGGTTCATGTTTCATTCTTTCTCACACGCTTTTCTAGCGATACCAGCATGAATGTAAGCAGGAGCAACTAAACCGTTGCAAATCCACTCTAACTCACGGGTCTTGAGATTACAACAAATGCGATAAGTCATCAGTCTAACCAACTGTCATTGGACTTAAGTTTGCGGACACTTGTGAATCCAGTCGGAGACACATGTATGCCAAACCCGTCGAAATTGCTGCTGTTCCTAATAACCCAACTCTCAGGACCAACTTCGAGAAGTACACTGCCCATTGCTTCAGAATTGGATAGAGATTCTGCATAACGTCGTTGAGCACGAGATAGACTAAGATGGCGGGATGGTTTATTCCAAAACTCATTGTTTGTTTCTCCAAATTCAATAACTTTGTACAGGATCATTTGTAGTTGTCAAGAACACGGTTGAGATCATCAATCGCAGCAAAGAGTGCGGACCTGGCATAACCAACGGCAAAAGGTGCTTGCTTTTGGTAATCTTGAATGTCAGCATCATAATCTACACCATCACAGACATCAAATGCCTTACGAAGGTCATCAATAGTCCGCTGAATCTTGACCTGATCCATAACTTCCATAGTTTGTGTGTTGTTCATATCAGAGGGACAATGTGCAGGCTCAGTAAATCTTCAGAAGGTGAACTTGGTAGGTTCTCCACAGAACTCAGTGACCTTGTTTGCGATACTCGTGGCAGAGATGTCAGAAGCAACGGTGTATGCTTCCACCTCCAACCTGATGTCTGCCATATCCAAACCATCTTCTTCCAGATCGTCAATCAAACCCATCAGTTGTTCTTTAGACCAACTAGACTTAGTGAGGAAGGAGATGAGTGAATCTTCATCATGAAAAAGGTTTGCAAGTTTTCCATCTCCCATGCGACCTTCGTTGCAATCTTGTACAACATGATGACCCTCATGACGTAGAGTGTCTAGATCATTTGCAGTCCAGGAGACTTGTTTCCCATCCCAAACCTTTGCGTTATCTTGACAAATAACCAACCTTCTTTTGTAAGTATAATATGCGCCACCACCGCGTGAATCTTCATCACAAACGTCGGGTGTGTTGACCTTCATCGTTATACCAACATCTTGGAGTGCGTTCCACAAACCTTGGTGTTCTTCAAAGGTACCATTTGGACCAGCGAGTGCGGGAGTTGCAGTAGCAGAGAGTGCCAGAATGGCACCAGTGAGAACTTTTTTCATTAAAGTGTGTCTTATGTTAGTGGAACAATGTGCGGGCTCAGAAAATATGTCAGAGACCGTTTTGTTGAACTTCAGGACGAACCAGTTCCATCTTATTGAAGGAATTGTCTGTTTCGTACTCTTCAATCATGGGTGCCATTACAACGCCAGCAACCATTAGTTGACCAACAAGTAGAACAGGAGCGGCAGGGATACCAAGAATAACCCACGGAGTCCACTTACCTTGGAGTCCACGGATTGCACCCCATGATGCTAAAGCACCGAGAGGACCAGCAGTGAATAATCCAATCATTCCTGCGATACCTTGTTCAAAACCAGTTACAGTCTGGCGTACCATCACACGCTCTTCATTGTTAGTGATGGGATCAGGAAGTGTTTGAGTCATAATGATAATCTCGTACCAATGGGACAATGTGCAGGCTCAATCTTTGTTAGAAACCAAACGAACAGCAGTAATCTTGGCACCAGGATTGCGTGCCTCCATTAGTTTCTTTGCCGCTGCCTGAGTTACAACACCAGACACCTCAATGTCGTGTGAGGTGTATCCGTTGCCACCGTGAATGTGCCCTTTGTAAGTTGCCATAATCATCTAATGATGTCGATGTCTTGTTTATCACCCCACAACTCAAGTTGAGTCCTAAGGTTCTTGTTTGATACAAGTTTATCATACCTTTTTGCTGCTTTCTTTCTCCACCATTCGATTGCATCATCTTTGTCATAATCAAAGAAACCCATATAAGAACGCTTGCGCTCTGTGAGTGACTTTGCATGTTCAATCGCTGCGTTAAACTCTTCCAACTTGCCCTCATCTTGCAGTGACTTCTTCACAATGGAGATCATCTTTGTTTGGATCTTGAGTTTCTTTGATGACTTGTCTGCTGAGATGAGTCTTTCACCACCGTTGGCATTGTTATTGAACCACCAGAACATTTCATTGAAATAATCATCATGAAACAGGGGCAAGAAGTTGCTTTCAGTGTCACCAACGTGACGAACAAATGGTTTCAGACCATCATACATTGACACACCTTTGGTAGATCCATAAAGCGATGTTGTCTCGAAATACTTTAGATCAGTGCCATACTTCTCATCGAACTGTTGTTTCAGGTAACTGGAAGATGCAAGCAGACACAATAACTTACCACCCAGGTAGTTGTAACCAAATGGTTGTACTGGAACGATGTTAAATCCCATCACAAACTCTTTGTTTATCTGTGACAGTGACAATACCTTACCGAAGTAATCATTGCGTGGTTTGGAATTAATCGTGGGTGACCCAAATCGCACCACACCAACTACCTTATCGGTAGTATCTTCAGTCACAATCCACTTCAGTGTGCGACCAGGAATTGCTTCTTCGATTGCATTGGATGCAGTCAAGTTCAGAACCTCAGAGTACATCTGCTGCGTGTACTTACTCTTAGGTTTGTTAGACGTGTCCACCACATGAATGGAGAACTTCATGTCATTGGGATGGACAGAAAAGTCAGAGAAGATGTCATCCTCAGGACCAAAGAGTGTGCCCGAGGACTTATCCAACCTGCTCTGCTTTACATGACGAAAGTATTCATCAATGCGGTTAAACTGTGTGTAATATGAGATGAACTGGTCCGCTGCCCAAACAGCATCTTCAGGTGTCAATGATGCCATAACGAAGAGTGAACCACAGTGTTTATTGTATCAGTTTGCCATCCTTTTGTTGACTCTTCTCTTAATCTCCTGAGGACCAACTGTCTCGCCTTTCTTCTTTGCCTTGTCTCTTTCTTGGTCAGACATGATACCTTTCAGTTTCTTTTCACCTGCTCTTCTGAGTTTAACTTGCTCAGGTCTGCTGTACCCTGTGGGTTTGGCAGGTTTGTAATCAGGAGAGACTGGTTTCTTTTCCTTGGCAGGTGTATCTTTCTTCAAAACTTCAGATGCACTCTTTGCTTGCTTTTCGCCACGCTCTCTTGCTTTTCTCTCAAGATATGCCTTGCGTTGTGCTTCTTTAGGTGACAATGCTGCTGCACCTCTTTCACCCTTAGGCATGGCAGGTCCACCAGCCTTACCTGTGCGAGTTTGACCAATATCTTTACGATCTTTCTGTGTGACTGGTGCTGTCTTACCACCACCGATTGCCTTGACTCTTTTACCAGTTCCTGGTTCTTGTCTACGCTTTGCTCCTATTCTTCCGCCCTCACCTGCTTGTCTCACAGAGGAAGAACCTTGGAGAGCAGGATCTAAACCACGTCTCTTAACTTGGACGACTTCGTTGATGCGTTGAACCAGAGACTTCTTGCCTAACATGACACACAATAAACCAGTGTATTATTTATCTTTAGTCGCTGCCAACTGCCTCTCCAACTCAAACTTAACCTGTATCAGATGATTAGAAAAGAAACCAGAGAACTGATTACCATAAAGTAAGTCCCATGCCTTCTGAATGTGATCCTTTGCTTTAGTCAGTCGTTCGCGTTGGTTCATTGGAAGCGTCCATTGTTGAAGTTTTGGAAGGCGAAAGTAGGTCTGTCCACTAACTTGAAACTGGCATCCAAGGTGTGCCACACATATCCTTCAGCAGGAACTTTGCGACCTGCAAGATAAGCAGTGGGAGAATTGTAGACGATCAAAGAGTTCATCAGATCCTCCTTGATGTCAATCGTGAGCATGTAAAGATTAGCAAGATGAGGACAACCAACGATGTCAGTCAGGATCTGGTCGTTGAGATGCTGACCGTCACGAATGACAGCGTTAATTGCCTTCTTTGCTTCTGCTGCTTCCTTATCATCAAGGAACCCAATCACGTCAGGATTACTAACGTTAGGTGCTCCAACGGTAAGGCGTTTCTTGTCAACAAATGGCTGCACATACAAGCAGTCTTTGTTGCTCGGGATGTCATCAACGATGGGGAAAGCAACTGCATCTTTGAGTGTAGGTCCTTCGTAGTAAGTGTGCGGTGCAACGACAATCTTTTCCTGAATGGGTTCAGGGAAGACATACTCAATGGTGTTGGGTTTTAGAGTGTCAATGCCACACCCATAACCAATAAAGTCACCTTGATAGATACCCTGAGTGAAGGGAAGATACTTCCAACAAGCAGTCAGAACAGCAGCGAGTTCTGGTTGCTCACCATAATAAGTCTTGATGTCTTCGATAGAATAACAGATCTTGATCTTACGCTTGTTGAACACAGACTTGGTGCCAACAAACTCATCACCAGTGGCAGGATCGACACCCCAAACGATAGCAGGACTGCCATCCATCTTTACACTGATGTGCTCTGCTTCATCGAAGAGAGACTCAAGAACCCACAGATTACCTGTGAGGATTAGATCTTCAGGGTGTTCGAGATGTAGGTTCTTAGTCATAATCAAGTCTTCGTATCAAGGGAACAATGTGCAGGCTCCGTAAATCTTCACGCCTCAGTCTCTGCCATAACTTTGCCAGCGTTGGAAGGACCAACCCATACCTTACCGTCAGCATAATATTGACGGACGTGAGAACGACGGAGTTCGACCAGTTCGTTGTATCGTGCTTGTTGTTCACGAGTGTACTGGAAGTTCTGTTTCTGCCAGTCTTTCCGCAGTTGCTGAAGTTCCAGGAGAGTTTCGCGTTGAATCATAATGTTGTTTCTTACAATGAGGAGACAATGTGCAGGCTCAGAAAATCTTTTTCTTCATCGTTTTGTTGATGAATGTCTTGGCAGACGAGAAGTTCTTGCAATACTTTACCACAACACCGTGGTGAATAATGGCAAGTTGATGTCTGCTGCCAATCACAGGAATGGCAGCAATCATGTTCTCATCTTTCCAGTTCTTACCAATAATAAACCCTGGCGATCCTGGTTTAGCGTCCAAGATCGTTGGGTGTTCATATTGTAGAAACTTCAAGAGAAATAATAATCAGGGACAGACAGGTTCTCCACATAGGCATCAGCACTTTCTCCACCTTCAAGTTGAAGAACTTCTGCCCAATCAATCTGATGCGGATCAAACTCATGATCAAACACTTCAAGGTCCAACGTGATACGATAACGGGTCTTCTGAGGAAGGTAAGTCATGCCCATGAGAGGAACTCCTGTGATTACTGAATCATTGTAACCCCAATATTGCCAGTCGTCCAGCCCCTTGTGACACTATGGATAGTGTCTTTATATTTAGTACACAGACAAGTTTTTATCAGTTACATCCTTCAGGTAAGAATTTAATCTGTCAATGGCTCCAGTGTTTCTCAGTCCTTTGAACACAAGATTACCCTGTGCAAATTCACCACCTTTCTGAATGGATTGTCTTCTCAGTTTGAAAACTCTTTCCTTGATCCACTTCAGTTGCTCTGGATTAGCAACACCAGTGTCAATAATCTCATCAATCTCTGCTTCCAGATCTTTCACTCTGGACTGGATGACTACATCATCACCCTTGGGTGCTTCAGTGCTGGGTTCTGTAATCCATCTACCTTTCTCTAACGAATAACGTCCCTGTCTTGCTGGTTTGGGATCATCAACGTCTTCAGCATAAACTTCAACTTCAGTGCCAAAGATGGTGACATCCTGTTCATATGACCACAACTTCTTTCTTGCTCTCAGATAATCATCCAACAGTTCCTCACACTCACTGACCTTGGACTTGTCAACAATCAAGTGTAGATCAAGATCAGACTGTGAGTTATAAAGATAAGAGGCATTACCACCTACCAGGTGCATATCTTCGATCGCTTCTTTGGGGATACCGATAGCATCTGCCCAGTAATTACCAATCTTCAGCAGACCCTTACGCACCTCAGGCTTCAGGGTTTTGCCATCCCAGAACTTAGGATTGAGGGTGCGTTCTTTATCCTTTTGTTCACGGATAAAGACATTTAGAGTCTTCATTTCTGGAGTTCACACTGATTATTATTTATCCACCACACATTGTTCCAGTGTCTTACTGCGTTAGAAACAATGGCCACATTAGTGACAAAGTAAGTGATGAGTATAACAGTGCGTATGAGAGCAACTGTGTCTGCCTCTTTGTCATTTTTACCTGCCTTTTCTCCTAATGCCTTTGCCCAAAGTCTCCAAATCGTTTTCTTTTTCTTACTCACAGGGGTTCTTCTTCTCCCAGGTTCAGATGTAATTTATCTGTCGGAACAAATGGGTCCATACTGCCTGGAAGAACGATGAGAGGTACAGTCTGTCTTGGCATGAATGGTGGCAATTTCTTTTCATCAGGCCAGACTTCATCCAACTCTGCCTCAATCTTTTCAGTTAGACCATCATTATTGCAATATTCACAAGGAAAAGCAGGATAAACAGGTAATGGAGGGAGAGGATTGTTGAAATACTCATCCCTCACCGCTTGCATAATGTGTTTGGGAGTTCCATAGAAACCATGGTTCTCCCACAAACAATCAAGATAACGAATGTCATCACGTTCAGCATCAAATGTGACAGCATCACAATATCTAAGAATGTCAGGTGTAACTTCAACTCGTCCACCGCCCCATCCAGCGGGAACTTCCATAATAAAGGGTACCATCACCCACCTCTTTCTTTTAATGAACGAACAAGATAAGAAGTAAAGTCTTCCATCTTGCTTGGAACTACAAACTGTGGACCATCATTGATTGCCTTTTTGAGTGCTTCCATGTCCTCCCACTCTTCTTCGGTAAGAGTAGTGTTGGCCCCTTGTTTTGTCATAGATGTTTTGAATGTGTTGAAATTCTAACATCTTATTTACAGAAATCAACTGTTCTTAAGAGTGTCTTTAGATTGTCGTCACTGACGGTAACATTGAATTGCGTCAGCATTAACATTACGACAAACAAACTCCATGTTATCCACCTTTGTAACAACAAAGTAAGTCATCAGAGCAAGGTAAAAGTTCATGATGACGAACCACATTGTGACCAGTCTAGGATTGCGAATTAACTTCATTGGTGCTCTTCTCAAGTTGCTTCAGTGCAGCAATCAGTTCAGGTGTCTCTTCCCAGGTCCACACTTCTTCGTGACCTTTGCTATCAATCTTTTTGAATTCTTTAGTTGCCATAATCAATCGTTCTTGTGGTCTCTAATTAGTATAACATCCTTGTAGGATTCTGGGAACACTACAAGAAGAGGGTAATCCCTACCCTTTACTGCCCGACCCTTGATCACAATGTACTTCTCATCAATAAAAGACACGATTCCCTTGTGATGTTTGTAGATAACTTCATCTCTGAGGTTAAATGAAAGCACGTTCGAGTGGGTTGAGGTTGAGGGGCATGGAGGTGAAATCACGGGTGCCATCGACAGCGACCTCTTTACCTATTGTTTTTGCGTTAACTGGGGCAAAGTACTTCCCGTCTCTGGTTCGATAGAATCCCCAGATTGAACGCACGCATTCACCACCAGCAAACACATAATCGTACTCATGGTACAACCAAATTGCCAGATATCCGCTCTTGAACGATTCAACTTCATAGTGATATCCTTTGGGTGCGGTATGCGGGAACGATTCAGGAAGTTTCATAACAATGGGTCAATCTGCAGGCTCAAAAAGAAGGGTCGCCTACAGGTTCTTGAGTTCTAACAAGATGTTCTTGCATTGATGCCTTCTTATTATGAAGATAATCAAGAATCTCTTGGCGAAGTGCCATCAGTTCATCAAAACATTCTTGTTCTCTTGATGCTGCCCGAAGTTCAAAGTCGGGTTTGTAAACGCTCTCGATAAAGAGATCGAGAGCTGCCTGTTCTTTTTCCGAAGGGATCATATCAGTCATCATAGAACTTGTTCTGATCGAGTTCCATTTCGACCAACTCGATGACTCTCTTCAGTTTCTCAATCTCAGTCTTTTGTTCTTCGATTGTTGCTTGGAGTTCGTCGATGTGCTTTTGCAGATCTTGAACGAATTGATCGGACATGGTTTTTTCTCCTGTCGTGTTATTTATCCCCAGACATCGGGGCAAAGTTCTCGTGACCATTCAGCACCTAGGACAACGCCACGTTCTTGACGTTCACCATAATGGTTGACATAAGTTGGTTTCTCACCAAGAACAATCGACGCATCAATTGCCAACTCCATTGCTCGATCATTTCCAACACCACGCCAACGTGCTTCACAGTAAGTGTCAGCAAAGGTACCAGGACGAAGACGTGACTCAGCAAGTGCTGCTGATGGAACTAATGCTGCTGCAAGAGCAAGACAACCAAGTAGTTTCTTCATAAGAAATCTCATTCGATGTTATTATCTTAACCCACCTGGAACCTTGATGTCAGTTGCAAGACCCAGTTTCCCAAGTGTCACAATGTGCAACCAAGTCATATCAAACTGATAAGGCAAGATGCCGTGCTTTGCAGACCAGGGGTACATATGGTGATTGTTGTGCCATCCTTCCCCGAAGGTAAAGATTGAGACTGGTCCATTGTTTCGGGAGTTATCTCCTGAATCAAATTCTTTATCACCAAACATGTGTGTCAGAGAGTTGATAGTCCAGGTTGCGTGGTAGGCAAGAACAAGTCTCACAACTATCCCCCAGATGACATAAGACCAACCCCCCAACACATAAAGTATAACACCAAGGATGACCTGTGGGATGACAAAGTTTTGATTCAACCACACATAATAAGAGTCCTTCTGTAAGTCCTTGGTGAACTTATCGACATGTTCCATTGCAGGAACTTTATATAACATCCAACCCATGTGTGACCACCAGAAACCCTTATTGCTGTCATGGTGATCATTATCTTGGTCAGAGTATTTGTGATGATGACGATGTAATCCAATCCAGTCGATTGGACCGTGTTGCATTGCTAATGTTCCACAAGTGACCAGAAATCTCTCTAACCATCTGGGTGTCTTGAAAGAACGGTGTGAAACTAATCTGTGGAAACCAGTTGTGATTCCCCAACAAAGTGTGATGTAATACAGACCCAACATCCAAAGTACACCACCCCATGAAAAGAACTGGGGCAGGAACGCCATGAGTGCCAATACGTGCAGGGCAATCATAAACAGCGTTGTACTCCAGTTTACATCTGTAAGATTCATAAGTTACCTCCGAAGAGGTATTTAATCTGCCTCAATGTCGTTAATGACAGTCCAACCTTTTCCATCACCAGAGGACTGAAGAAGCATCGTGCACTCCTCAAATGGGATGCCATAATCAGCAACCCGAGTCTCAAACAAGTTGGTGATCATGTCACCCTCATCATCTGTAATGTGCCACTCAGCAACATATGCTTTGGTGTTCTTGTAAGTGTCAAGAACCTTAGGAGACACTTTCTCACCCTTACGCTTACGTTCTTTCTTCAGTTCCTTTGCTGCTTTCTTACTCAGTTTCATGAGTCGCTTATCAAAAGTCTCAGCAGCATCACGACGAAGTTGATTGAGTCTGTCGTAGTTCAGTTCGTACTGGATGCCATCCATTTCCCAACGGTCAACATCATTTTCAGTTGGTTGAAAATCCATACCAATAATTAAGTCACCGAAATATTATACATCGTCACCCAGCAATTTGTCAAGATCAGCAATCACTTTCTCCACAGTGTAAGCACCAGTTGCGTTCTTACGGCGTTCCATTTCCTCTTCAATCTTCTGAGTAATGGACGCATGACGGCGAATCTCTCCACCCATGCTCATCATCTTCTTTGTTTGACTCATGCAGAATTGCAACTGCATCAGTTCCATGTCATCAAATTCCATTAGTCAAACTCTCCAAATAATTTTGAACGCAATTGATAAAATCCTCTTCCGTCCAGTCGTTGAGGATCTTTTCTGTGGGATCGTTTTCATCCCACGAGATAATGAATTTGTTGTCGCTTTCTTGAGTAACTTCAATCATCAGTCAAATGGTCCGCACATGCCAGCGTATCACATTCATTCTTGTATTGCAACTCATAAGGTGTGAGTGCTTCATTCAATGCTTCCAAAACATTTTCTTTGAAAGAACGATAAGGAATGAAGAGTTCATCATCCTCAGTCTTGTAGTCCTGGTGCGTCTCTTTGAACTTACGATCTACATCGTACAGGAGATTATTCACGATGTCATTGATCACCTCAATGGACTTTGGTGTGATTGAGTGCCAGTCATAACCAGGGAACATATCATCCTTGACACGATCTAGAAGTGCTTTCTTACAATGCCATTGACTATCAAAGATTTGGGTAAATGCTTCCCAGTCATGTTGGGATTTGAAATGTGGGATACTCATTGTTTTTCCTCAGTCATAGTAGGTGTTACAATTTCCGTAATTTAGATAATGCCAGAACAAGTTTCTCATTCGTTCTTCATTCTCAAATCCATGAATGTGCGGCCACATGTAATTACTCCAAGAATACACACAATACTCAAAGAGATGGATTGAAGTATAGATGTTCCACTTCTTCCAGGTGTCAGTCATCGACACTCATCCATTCTAGGATCATAATTATCTTTCTCAATAGTAGATTTGAGTAGTTCATACTCATTAAGACGAGCACGATAGTTTTGGATAATGTCTATCACACAATAACCAAAGGCAAATCCTGCCATAATAGTAGTAATCATCAATCTCCCTCCCAACAACCAAACCAACCAGTTGGATAAAGTGCTTTGTAACAATCGAGACAATACTCATCTTGGTTTGTATTGTCTCTTTTATCAATCTTGTTGCAGTTCTGACAGATAATCTGTTCTCTATACAACACCCACTCCTTCATCCACGTTGGTGAAGAACTCTTCAACTTCTTCGTAAGTTGGCTTTTTGATTTCATAACTATAATCTGATTCATGTGGGTGTTGTTTGAGAGCAACTACAGTGTTGTTCCATGCTCTCTTAGATGCAGTGTCGTACTCAGAGATAAACACTTTCATATAAGACTTCAGTGCATCTACACCTGAACGAATCTCATCCTGATTGTTCTTCTCCACTGCCTCATCAATGAATTTAACAAGTCCTGTGATGGTGGTGATGTTGTTGAACTTGTCTTCCAGTTCACTCATCACTTCCCAAACTTTCTGATAGTTGAGACAAGACATTGCTTTGCTCCTTAAAGTACTCTAGAGGCCCCTGACTGAACCTGGACAAGCCAGATTGTATCAGGATTCTCTAAGGTTGTCAAGCACACGTTATTATGTGCTTATGGGTGGTAGACCTCATACAGACATAATAAAACCCCTCTGAGGGTCTCAGAGAGGTCAATGGTGAGGTTTTTAAAGTGTCCTTAGAGTGCTCTAAAGGCAGTCAGTGCCTCTGCTCTCTTAGTATCTGCTGCTGTTCTCTTGGTGGCAGCGGTGTCAGTGTCTCCACCTTCTTCTGCTGTCATGGCTTCAGAATAAAGAGTTTCTGCTTCCGAGTAAGGAGTCCAGACAGAATTGAATTCTGCTTCAGTCAGGACTTGTCTTGCTTTCTTACCAGAAGCGTCATCCGTTACATCTGTGGTAGCACCATCTTCAGCAACAGCCAGCATTGCGTCAACACCATCTGAGTCTGACAACCAGCACTTTACATCCAGTCCAGCAACTTCCTTCCAAGGATGTCTCTTATATCTGGGTTCAGATGAGGTGCATACTGCGGCACCCGTTTGATCGCAAACGTAGTAATGTTTTAGATACATCGTTACACCTGTTTTTTAGTTATTTATGTCAATCCCATACTTTTGGGAAAGATCTTTATTGATTTCTGCCATCGTTGGCCATCCTTGAACCTCTGCCCAACAGACCATTGAGTATCTGATTCCCTTGGTTACAGGTTCTACACCATGCTTGTAATGATGATTAGATGGGAAAGCAACTAACATTCCTGCTTCTGGTCTCACTCTCACACCCAAATCAGGGAACACAAAGTCACCACCTTCATAACCATCGTTGATGAAGAGAACAAAGGATAAATCTCTGTCCACTGATTTCTTCCAAATCAGTTGATCATCTGGTGTTCTCCACAATGATTCACCATCAATGTGTGGTTGATAGTGACCACCAGGACTATAAGAGAGAAGTTGTGGAACCTCACTCTGATGAACCTGAACCTCATAAAATGGATTGATGACCTCTTTAACGACGTTCTTCATCAAATCTTCAATCTTAGGAAAGAGTGGACCCAGATCCACAATCTGAGTGTCTCTGACTTTCTTATCCACTCTCCAGTGAGTTTCACCAGTTTCATTAGATTTATCAGGATCAAAGACGGATAAGTCGTGCTTCGAAGAAGCATCCATGTGATCTTTGATCTCTCTCAAACCAAGTTCACTAATCACATTTCTCCGAATGAGGATGTGAGACAAAGGATTTTCAATGGTCATAATGTGTTTTTCTTTATTATAATTTAGATGACGTTGGAATCATACCTTCCACCTTGACTTTGTGCGCTGGCAGAGGCACCATAACCCGTTCCTGATGGAAGGGACGCTGCTGTTTGTGAGTAAGTTTCTGTGGAATAATCTAGCCTCTGAGTAGCAGTTGTATAAGATGGAGTGTTACCGCCAGTGAAGTGTCCTGCCGATCTATTTCCTGTGCCGAATCCTCCAAAGATATTAACAGGATAATTTGATATTCTAAAAAGTGTATCCGTACTGTAGATTAGTTTCATCACTTCACTGGTCGCGGATGGAGTCGAACCACCTACGAAATAACCTGCACCAGGATTACTCATTCCCATAGCATATGTGCGAGGTCCTGGCAAATCTGCAGATGGTGTTCTTGCCACTGTTTCATCTGTCATGTTGATTTTATCAATGTCAGTTCTTCTGTTTCCACCACCAGTTGAACCACCAGCAACATAACCAGCAGTAGGACTTGCACAAGCAGTAATTCCGTACTTTGCAGCAGAAAGTGTTGCAGGAATCACTCCTGTTGAATCGGTTGAGAACACAAGTTTATCTATTGTGTTTCGTGGGGCAGCGGGAGTTGTGTACCCCCCTGCCCAGAGTGCCTTTGTTGAATCACCAGCAACTTGACCACCAAAGAGATATCTTGCTTGACTCAATGCTGCACCAGGAACTGCCGTTACTGTGTCATCCGCATACAGTAACTTATCCATTGTTGCTTTATTGATAGGACCAGAGAGTGCTCCTCCACCAAAGTAAGCAGCAGTTTTACTTGAGTTTCCACCACCATAACCTCTAGCTTCTGTTAAATCTGTGGTTGTTGTTAGTGTGTCTGTTGTAAAGTCAATCCTATAAACCTTTTCTCTTGATGGGCTGGCATTACCACCAAGATATCCAGTATTAGGTACATTTGAAATCATTGAACGATTTCGTGTAATCGTTGCCAGTGGTTTTGTTGGGAGATCTTGATCCTGACTGCTACATCCAGTGACATAACGACGAGGAGTGCTCATGTTGCCAGATGGAACACGGAAATTTGTCAATGTTGCGTAATTGATCTTGTCACAGTTAGTTGTGTATGACGAACCATTATATCCACCCATACTGTAACCATTTTGTGTGTTTCCAGTTGCACCGTTTGCCTGGCCTCCTGCGGGGATTGATATCAATGCCTGAGAGGAAGGAATGAGTTCGAATGATTCAGTAGCAAAATTCAATCTCCTACACTGACTTGTTCGTGGTGATCCTCCCCCTTGCACGACACCATCAGTGGCATTAGACATTCCACCCACATAAGCACGAGGTACTGGATCAAAGGCAAACGGAGAGAGATTAACAGTTTCGGTTGCATAAACAAGTCGATCGACTGAACTGTCAGGACTGGTGGATCCCGAGAGAAACCCAATGTTCTTGTTGCCCATTCCTGCAGGGATGCCCCTGGTCTTCGTCAACCGCGTGGGTGCTTGAGATCCAGTGTCAGTTGCCCAGGTTAGTTTTTGAACTGATGAAAGATATGGACCTCCTGGACCCTGACCACCGCACATATAACCTGCTGTGCTGTTTTGAAGCCCAGCACCATAACCAGATGCTTGAGGAATGGCAGCTGAAGGAACTTCAAAAGTACAATCAGCAGAATAAGATGTTCTTTCAACTGTTGTGTCCGATGTAGATCCAATCCAATTTGCATGTTCTGGTGTGCTCCCCTTTCCTGGAGCCGACTTGTTTCTTTTTGTGTAAGCTGAAGGAACAGCAACTGTCGTATCGGTTGCATAATTAATTCTATCCATCACGGTGTATCCAGCTGGTGGACCACCAACAAAGTATCCAGTTCCGTAACCTTCAGTTGCAGCAAATCCATTCAGGTATGTTCCACGAGGTTCACCCTGTTTACCTTTAATGTTTCTCTTCTTTGCTCCATTCAGTTGACCTGACTGCTGAGAACTCGCTCCACCAGCGCCTGATGCTGGATCTGCTAAACCTCCAGAAATCGTTGTTACAGTTCCAGTTGTATAATTAATTTTTACAATATCAGATACAGGAGTAGAACCTGGTCCACCCATGAAGAAAGCATTTTCCTCAGTTCCACATGCAGTCATGCTGTTTTTAGCAGTTGGAAGATTTGATCCAGGTGCCGTTGACGTTGTGCCTGTAGAGAAGGTCAATTCGTAAGTTTGAGCCGTAATCCCCCCTGGAGTGTTGCCTCCAGTAATATAAGCTTTTGTGGAATTTCCTACTGCTGAGGGATCTGCTGTTGCCGTTCCCAAGCTGGGAGCAGAAGATCTGGTTTCTGTGGTAAATTGAATTTTATCAACAGATGCAGAATAATTACTATCATATCCACCAAAAAGAAATCCATATTCTTGATTACTTGCGCCTGTGAGCACTCTTCTTGCAGGACTGATATTTGCACCAGGAATACCAGCGATTAAGTCTGTGGCAAAGGTAAGTTTGTCACTCGTGGCTAAGTTTCCAGTGTTATAACCACCACAGAAAAAACCAAAACCAATGTTTCCTACTGAACCCATACCAAAACGTTGGGGACCCAATAGAGCAGGAATTCTTGCGACAACATCCGTTGCATAAGTTACTTTGTTAACCGTTGATCTAACTCCTGCTGGTGCGGTGTAACCATAACCACCAGCCTGATAAGCAGCTTCTCCATTTCCTACAGCAGCCGTGGAACCAGGATTGTCGTCTATTTTAGAGGCAAGAACAGTAGAAGTTTCTGTTGCATAATCCAACTTCTGAACGTGAGAATAAGCATTCCCCGCAGGGTTTGATCCAGCAATGTGATATCCAGTGTTGTGCGAAAACTCCTGGTCAATAAAAGACTCATCGGGATCTATATAAGTTCCATTGAGAAAATTATTTCTTACTGTCTTAAGAGTAAAAACGCCTCGTGACTCTGCCATCTTTAGAAATACCTATGGTTAGAATACTTCCAGTATTCAAGATTCTTGTAGTTATTTAGAATCTCCCCACTCAATACTTCTTCAGGTTTTCTTGATTTCTTCTCTAACTTTCTTCTCACATGGTGCATGTTGTTGAGATTCCATTGATGATCTGACTCTCGAACTGGGTTGTCAATTCGATCAAAATCATGCTGGAACGAATCCATCTCAAGAAACTCATAAATTCTGTCCATTGTTTGTTGTGGTGAGGACATCAAATCCTCATATTCCACAAACAACATGTGTTTCTTATGATCCCCACGACGAAATGCCTGTGATTGTGCCCACAATGCTTGATGAACGATACCATCTGGACCCATAAGAAATCTACAACGATTGTCATCGTCAATGTGACAGTTATGTTCTTTTAGATGTTGGTCAATGAATGAAACTTCGTCACCATTGTGATGAATCAGGGTAATAAAAGATGTGAGAATATCCGCAACATCTCTGACAGGACAGATAATCTTTGGGTTTGGTGTAATGTATGTCTTAATTCTTTCAATATTATTTACCCATGCTCTGCAATGGTCAATGACCACAGGTTCTTCAGTGTCAAAGTAATAATTGTCAATAACATTAGAGATTAATTTGTGAGCAGACTTAGGTTTTGGGTAAGCAAGATACTGTTCACTGGTCAAGAAATACTGATCAGTGTAATACATCAGTTCCAGAATAGGACTGACAGGTTCTGTGTGAATGTTTGGGTTCTGGTTGAGTATGCTTTTCAATAAGGTGCTTCCTGCTCTTGGAAGACCTGCCATAAAATGATATGTTTTACTCATCAATCAAACCATTCGGTTGGGTTGAAGAAGAACAATTGAACCAGTCTTCCATTCTCAAAACGATCACCAAAATTATAATTGTGTGAGTGCCACAGATCAGACCTGAAGACCACCATTCGATTATACTTCATGGGTGACAGCAAGTATCTGGTCCACTTTGATCTATCCAATCCCTCTCCATAAACTGTTGTCCACCAGGCTTCTTTTTCTTGTGAATATCCCCACAGTTTTGAAATCTCTGGTGTTCTGGCACAAGATTCCATTCCAGTTTTATTGTGTTTCCAGAATGATGTGCCACCCTCATCGACACATTGTTCGGGTGGATTCAAATAACAAACAGCACCAAACTCCCAGTTGGGGTCAACATGAACATCCTGTTTGAAACTGTCATTTTCCAATGAAATTCTGAAATATCCATTGTTTGGAGCAGGAGTGAGTTTCCTGTTCAGAAGAGTTTCAAATGCCTGATGAAGTTCAGGTGGATAATAGTTCTGACGTGAGTTTCTACCAGGATATGTGTAACTATCCTCTGGTTGTGGATAATCTGCTGTGAGTGCTGTATGACGAACTTCATCGGGATTGGGATGAAAATCATCCACAATAATAATACTTCTCTTCATGTTTTCTGTTTATTATAACTTACAGGACGTTTGATTCGAGTGGTTGAACGACACCATTTTCACGAGGATTCATACTTGAGGCACCTGCTCTGTACTGAGGAGCATCTGCAGATGGAAGTTTCTCCGCAGTCTCCGTTGCATAAGAGAATTTATCAGTTGATGATATGGAACTGTATGCTGGAGAACCATAAAGACCAGCTGGACTGATTCCAGCAACCCAATATGCCTCACGTTCAGTTGCAGCATATTGTGTAGAGGCCCTACCTAAAGTGACCACTCCAGCAATACTCCTAGAAGTGTCAGTTGCAAAGTCCATAAAGTAACCAGAGAGGGGAACAGGATTTGGAGAACCAGGGTTTTGTCCCGTTCCAATATAACATCCCTTAGACATTCCAGCCATCTGACCAACCTGTCGTAGATCAGATGTGTTTAGAGTGCTGCAAATTTGCATTGTATCGGTGGAATATGTGAGTTTATCATATTTTGTGACAACACCAGGAACACCTGAATCTGATCCACCGCCGAAATAACCCTTATCTTTTCCACCACCACCTTGGAAATAATATCGACCACTGCTAAGATTGCCTGATGATGGAAGAGTTGACCAAGTTCCAGGAGTGAAGGGCAATTTGAGAGTGCTTGATTGCTGACTCCCAATATAACCAGCAACATAATAACCAGCAGATGGTGACGAACTATAACCACCACCATAACGACCAGTCCCAGGCATGTTTGATGATGGAACATTGACCATCGTCTCGGTCGAATAAGTAACTCTGTCCGTGGTCGAATAAGCAGTGTACGCTGGTGGTCCAGTGTATCCACCACAAGTCCAACCATAAGTTGTGTTACTAAAACCAGCAAGATAATTGCTTCTCGCAAGAGTGTTTCGAGCTGGACTGCTCGATCCTGTTTCTGTGGAGAATGTAAGTTTGTCTGTTGAAGATGAAGCACTTGGAGCTCCACCTCCATTCATCAAAGCAAAATCAGGTGCACTTGAATATGCAGAGGGAAGGAAACTGTTATAAGTTGTGGTCTTAGGAACATGAAGACTGCGGTGGTTCTCCATTGTTCCAGTAAATGCTGCGTTATTGGTTCCACTTGGAACTCCAGCGCCTGCATAATCAATGTTAGCTGTGTGAACAAGTGAATACTGTTCAGTTGCGTAATTTAGTTTTTGACATATGGAATTATACTGCCATCCACCAACTGCGTAACCATGAGTTGATGAGTTTCCTGCCTGATCAACGTTATAGGTGTTAAGGTAAGGTGTGTAAGAAATTGCAGTGATGCTGTCAGAAACTGTATCAGTTGAGAACTGAATTTTGACAGCATTTGTCAGTGGACCTGGAGAACCCAAGGAGAAATAACCAAATTCTGGTCCAGACATTCCAGCAATGTATGCTCTATTTGCTGGAAGGTTTTGAACGCGACCCACTGTTTCTGTTGCATAATCAATTCGATCAACAGCACTGTTTGCTGAAGGAGTAATACCTCCTGCATAATAACCATGTGACTTCATGGTACTGACAGAACCCAGGTGATACTTAGCTGGAGTTACAAAAGTAGTTCCTGGAAGAAGAGTAGCCGTGTCAGAACCAAATGAGAACTTATCAACAGAGGACTTTGGACCAGGAAGACCACCAGCAGAATAACCAGCATTCTCTGATGTACAGATTGCTGCGTCATATTGAGCGTTGTTCATGTTAGCAGGAACTCTTGCAGTCGTCTGATCTGCTACAGTAAGTTTATCAATGCTACTGTAATCAGATGCTCCAGACCCCATTGCTGCATAGACTGCTTTGGAGCTTGCCATGCCCTGACAAGCTGCTCTTCCTATGTAAAGCGAAGCACCAGGATTTCTTCCCAGAGTATCCGTGGTGAAGTCCATCCTGCTGGTGTGTGAGAGGTTACCATAACCTCCCATGTAGTAAGCAGCCTCATCAAACTGCTCAAACTTCAGGTTTTGTTCTCTCGCAATATAACCTGAGTGCGTAAATGCTTTACCTCTTGGACAAGCAGCAGCCCCATTATATCTCGTGGCAGTCAGATTGCCGCCAGTGGGGACGTTCGATGCAGTGTCATCAGAGAATTGAATCTTAGTAAAGTTACTAAAGTTACTCGCAGGTCCATTGCCACCACCAAAGTAACCGTGAGTTGAATTTCCAGCACCTTGCATGTTTGACCCAACGTTTCTCAGAGAATTAGCTGAAGGGAGAGTGCTTGTTGTCTCTCCTGAGAAAGTAAATTTAACAACAGTAGACTTGTGTCGAGTCGAGACTGGACCACCATCATTACCACCACCAATGTAACCAGCAGCATCACCTGAAGCACCATAAACAGCTCTTAGTTGTGCGACATTGGCACTAACTGCCTCTCTTGTGTCCGTCGCAAAGGTTACTTTCTCAACATTACTGGTAATTGGTGTTTCTCCACCACAGATATAACAAGCAGTTTGATTTCCAATCGCAGCATGTCCATTTCTTGCCGTGTTCAGAGCGGAAGATGGACTTTGTGTTACTGTGTCATGTGTAAACACCAATTTGTTTACAGTGGTGACATTACTCGGGGTGCTGCCCGCGCAAATATAACCATATTCATCAATTGCAGTTCCAGCCGCATCCGATGTTCCTGTAGGAAGATTAGATGCAGGTGCTTTTGTAAGGGTGTCTGTTTGATAAGAAAGTTTTTCTACACCAGAGTAAAAAGCTGCTGGACCACCATATCTTCCACCAGACCAATAAGCATTAAATCGATTACCAAATCCACACAACGTACGGTTTGTGGCAGTTAGATTTGCACTGGGAACGAGAACCGTTGTATCATCAGTAAAAGTCATCTTGTCAAGACTACTTACATCTGACGGAGTTGATCCACCAGCAAAGTACCCAACATTGGGAGTTCCCGAGAACGGAAAGTTCTTAACAAAAGATGCACCAGGATCTACCCAGTCACCGTCCTCTTGGGCGAAACGGATATCTTGTAAACTGAAAACACCACGGGTATTAGCCATCTTTTACAACGATTCTCTGGAAAAGCATACTGTTATTTAGATTATCCCCATAACCTTTACCATAAGAATGAGGGAGATTTCCTCTAAACAACACCATCCTGTTGTATTTTGCTGTGATGTTACCATATTGTTTTCCTTCTGGGGTGAAGAACTTGAGTCCATGTTCACCCCAACCACACAAAGGAAGTGTCAAATAAATGACAGCAATCCACTGGTGGTTTGGAAATGATACAATCTCATCAGTCCCATTGACTTCATTGGTTGCCGAAACAATCTGAATTGGATGTCTCAGCAACTGTGAAATCTTACCACCAGTCTCTTCTGTAATCCGACACTCATTATCAAGGAAACTTTTATGATATGGAAAAGGAATATCATAAAAGTCATCAACTACAATGACCTGTTCGCTCATTCTTCCTTGAAACCTTGACCAGCATTGAAGTAACTTTGACCCAGTTGCTTCTGCTCTTCTGCTGCCTTCAGTGTTCCTTGACCCATGTCCTTACCAGAGATCTTCTCATAACCTTTGAGAACTTTGGATTGCAGGTCTTGAATGAACTCCAGTCGTCCTTCTTGAGTGAGAAGTTTATCCATTGGCAGATAACCTTCCTTCAGTTCATTCTGACCATCAACAATGGAAGGACCAGAAGCACGACGCATTGCCTGGAGGTTACCACCACTGATACCAGTTTGTGCTGCCATCAGGTCATCCAGTGCCTGCTCAGCAAGGCGAGTATCCCAATAGTTCTCATTCTCTGCCAGGAACTGTTCTCTGTCAGGAATCTTACCACCATTACGCTCAATCAATGCATCAAGCATCTTATCCAGGTGCTCCATCTGGTGCAGACGATCACGAATCTCAAGTTCAGAAGACTTCAGATAGTGAGTCATTGACAATTCATCCAAATCATACCAGCAGAGTTTCTGGTGTCCACCACCAGGACCACCTTGCTCCCACATGATGGGTTTCGACTTATCTTTATCATTCCACTTGTATTCAAACTCACGAACCTTTTCCTTCATCTCGATGAGTTTGTACATGTAACCAGTTGCCATCCCACGACGCTCTTTGAGGATGTGCTCAAAGGAAACAGAGATGTTGTGAGTGTTCAGACCAATGAACTTCTCAAGTTGGAAGTTGGTTCGACCCTGAGCCATCTCCCTGTCACTCTCATCCCAACGAAGAACATTATCAAAAGCAAGACGAAGATACTCCTCGTCATTCACCGCTTGTTGAGCATTGATTGGTGTATAAGTCAATGCAGTGGAATTATCCGTAGTCATAGTATCTCCAGTGATGTTGTGAATTAAAGTTTTCCAAGAGTGTGCGATGGTCTTCCAATTATATCTTTCAACGATATAATCAGAGATGTTTTTTGAGACTTGATCATAATAAGGTCGTTCCTTGTCAAAAAAGTCAAGTGCCTTACAACATGTCTCAGTGAAGTTATTTAGAAAGTTTTCTGTGACCTCCCAACCCTTTGTTGTGTTCTTTCCCTCAATGGGAACCACACTGGCATGATCCTGACCAGCAACTTCTGCAAGTGCTCCAATGTTAGTAATGATTGGATAAGCACCACACCTCATTGCCTCACACATTGCCTGGCAGAATGTTTCCTCCCAAATGTTTGGATGAACAAAGAAAGCAGACTCCTGATAATGCTTGACCAGTTCATCCTGAGTCACAGCAGATGAATACTCAACACTTGGATTGAGTTTCAGTTCCTCATACAATTCAATGTAAGGATCATTCAATGGTCCATAAAGAGACATTGATGAGAAGATCTTAAACTTAGTGTCAGGATGTCTCTCAAGAATGCGAGGAATGATTTGTGATAACACTGCCAACCCTTTGTAAGGGATGGAGGTGTAAATCATTGTCTTTGTTTTATTCGCGGAGTGAGTGAAGATGTCATAAATGCCAACAGGAATGACAGTAATCTTATCCGCTGGAACATTGTGAAACTTCACAAACATTTCTTTGTTCCACTCAGATGGTGAAACAATGTGATTCACCAAGTTGTGATCAAAGTTCAGAAACAGTGGTTGATCAAAAGCATGATGTGCCCACAGAATCTTATAAGGATGATCTGATTTTCTCAACTCTTCTGGGAGATGAGAAACAAACACGTTGGGTGGGAATTGATAATGTTCTGCCAAACGAACATAACACTTTTCAGTTCCGCCTGTAATTGGTTCTGCCATGATTTAATAAATGTGATAACCAGTGTGATTCAATTTAATTTCTCGGTCTAACCATGTGTCATAACCAACATCTGTTGCTCTGCGGAAGAATGCTTTATCCTCCGAGAGAAAACCATCTCCAATTTTCATTTCAGCGAAGTAATGATAAGAGTTATTCATTTCACCTTCAGTGTGAGGATCCTCCGAGTGGTAATCCGATGGTGTGTATTTTAGACCAGGATAACGTTGTGCGATATCCGTAAAAACTCTGCGATGAATGAGAACAAATCCCATTCCGTTGCCATCAATTTTGATTAAGTTTCTGTATCTTTTTTCTGGATAAGAGAAATTTACACAATATCTTGGTGGCAAGACTTTCATCGGATAAGCAGCAGATACAATGTGCACCTGATACGACAATAATTTTATCACATCCTGAGCATCAAAACCGATGTCACTGTCCAGAAAGAACAGATATTCAAAATCCGTGTTGTTGATAAAGAAGTTGGCAACTCTGGAGCGAGCGTGACCAATCAGAGAAGAATTAGAAAGCGTAAGAAGTCCATGTGGAATGTTGTTTCTTACAAATGCCTTTGCAAGATTGAACAAACCAACAGTGGTCTTCTCACTAATATTGCCTCCCCCACAAGGGAGACCAATCATCACACCCATAATATCTGTTTTTGTTTATTATAACCTACTTATAAGACGTTGGAAGTATATGCTCCTGCATTGACTCTTCCACTTACTCCAATTATACCGTAACGTGTTCCACTCAAGGGTTCTGCAAGTGTTGTCGTCTCTGTTACATAATCTAATTTGTCAACTGTTGACACAGAACCAGGAACACCACCAGCGAAATATGCTTTTGTAGCATTTCCTGTTGCTCCTATATTCCAACTACTTCTGCTTAAAGATGCTCCAATTAGTTGAGTAGTGTCTGTTGAATAATTGATTTTATTGATGTCAGATAATCCAACATATGAACCAGTATAACGAAGTCCACCACCATAATATCCTTGTGTGGCATTTCCTGCCATGGCACCAACATAACGAGTTCCATTCAATGCAGCACTTGGAGTTACTGAAGTTGTATCAGTGGAGAATATCAATTTGTCCACAGTGCTGAGTGGTACAGAGCCTGGTACTACACCTCCACACATATACATTGCAGAAGAACTTGCTCCAGCTCTTGGTGAATCACGATTACCACTTAGAGCAGCACCAGGAACAGTAGCAGTGGTTTCATCTGAGAAAGTCAACTTCTGTGTTGTTGCGACAGGACCAGGAGCACCACCAGAGAAATATGCAGCAAGTGAACTACTTGCTCCGCAGGAATTCTGAAGAGAAACTGGTGTATTAGCACCAGGAACAGGTGCTACATTTTCTGTTGCAAATGTTAATTTATCTACTCTTGAGTGTCTGTAATAAGTGGGTGCAACATAACTAAGTCCCATAGCAATGTATCCAGCAGTGCTACTTGACCCAGAAGCACCAATGTAACGGGCAATACTGAGTTGACCAGTGAATGGCAATCTAGTATCTGTTTCAAAATTATACTTACCAATTGAACTGAGGGGTGATGTTGATCCAGGACCACTTCCTCCAGCCATGTATCCAAAATTAGGAATCCCTGAAGTTGAAAGTGACTGGTTCAGTGTTGGAGTTTCTTGTGGTCTGAATATTGTTCTGTTTTGTTCACGACCAGAAGCCGCAGAGTTTGAAAAATAAGGGAAACACATGTCAGAAGTGTTTCTGTAGAAAGTGTCACTCGCAAAGGACATTTTATCAATTGACGAGAAACCAGTTGTACTTGGTGCAATGTTCCCACCAAAACAATAACCTGTGGTTTGGTTTCCTGTTCCAGTAAAATATGCAATATTTGTTTGTGTTCTGTTTGCTGTTGTCTGTCTTTGAGTTGTCTCACTTGCATAAGTGAGTTTGTCTGTGGAAGAATAGTTGGGACCTGGACCATCTCCTGCAACAATGTATCCTGCAGTCTGATCACCCAAAGAACCTGGTTGGGTTCTGGGAACACTCAGGTTTGCACCAGGAACTCTTACAGAACTTTCAGTGGAGAAAGTGAATTTATCAACAGTAGAATAAATTGTGGGTCCTGGAGTAACGCCACCACAAGCATAAGCAGCAGTTGAATCGGAAACACCAGCCTTGAAACCAGCAGCGATTGAGAGGTTATTTGTGAGCAATTCAGACGTGTCTGTCGCTAAATCAACACTTATGCAGTTGTTAGTATATGCACCAGGTTTTGATCCACCCAACACATAACCTGTTTTATCTGAAGCTGCTCCACTGCCAACAGATTGTGGTTGAGCCATCTTAGCTGGAATGTTGGCACTTGTTTCTGTGGCATAATTGAGTTTGATGATATCACTCAATGGTCCGATTCCACCCACAAAATAACCAAATTGATTATTTGAGAATGGAGTCTTTCCATTTGCTGCTGGAGTTGAGAGTGTAATGTCAGCACTGGGGATTCTTGATGCTGAGTCATTAGAAAATTGGATTCTGGTAACCCCAGTGTCATGTCCACCTGGTGATGAGCGATATCCGTTCTGACAATATCCGTGTACTGGTCCGTGTTTTTGACTTGGATTGTGTTGTGAGAAATCATCAAAATATGATGGAATTGTTCTTGACTGACCTTTTGGAGTAACAGCAGAATAATTGTATCTTGTGGCAGTCAGGTTCGCACCAGGAACATTTGTTTTGGTGTCATCCGCTGCATTAATCGTACACATCGTGTTGATGGCAGCTCCAGAACCTTTTCCTCCTGCAAAATAAGCAAGAGATGAAGTAGCTGCTCCACCATTATACTGCAGTGAAGCAGGCAGTGAGTTTGCTGAGGGAAGAGTGGGAGCAGCACCAGGAGTTTCGGTGGAAAAAGTGAATTTATTGACTGTGCTGTAAAATATTGGTCCTGGTTCGACACCACCACTTATATAACCGATTGTGTCCGTTGAAGCTCCAGTTACACCACCCCTTGAACCAGGGAAGGTGGAAGGAATTGCTGTTGTCGTATCCGTTGCAAAAACAGTCTTTTCAGCACTGTTAACATAACCACTACCATCATATCCATTCGTGACGTAACCAGCATCTTGAGTCGCAAGTGCTCCATGAATGTTTCTTTGAGTGATCAGGTTAGCACTTGGAAAACGGAAACTGGTGTCAGTACCAAAGATGATCTTATCAACAACACTGACATAACTACTTCCATTATATCCACCAGTGGAGTATCCATGAGTGTCGTTTCCAAATCCTCTAGCATCTTGAATAACTGAGGTTAAGTTTAGACCTGGAGTTTTGGCAATAGTTTCAATTGAATAAAGAAGTTTGTCGCACGATGAAATCAGAGGAGTTCTTCCACCAATATAATATCCTGCTTTATTTGAACTTACAGATCCATGTGTCGATCTGACACCTGTCAAATCTGCAGAGGGAAGTAATGCTGTTGTATCATCAGTAAAATTACACTTATCAATACTACTTATTTCTGATGGAGTTGTTCCACCAGCAAAATAACCAGCATTTGGAGTTGTAGCAAAGTTAGCTGCAAATGCTGTTCGAGGATCAACCCAAGATCCTCTTGCAATTCTTTGATAGGCTCGTGATAACCCGAAAACGCCTCTTGTATCTGCCATCAGTCACACCTACGAAGTAATTTGTTTGCCAGAGCACTGAACGGCAATCGTTTCTGGCTGCCCGACCTCCACTTTGATGATGTCGTTGACTCCCATTCTCTTTTGTTTATCCATAATCTCAACACTTCCGTATTTCGGAATGATCAAGTCTTCAACCAGATTCGTGGTTACAATTCCATTGGTAAGACTTACTGTGACTGGATAAGATCCATCATCAGTTCTGTTGACACAACGAATTGACTGAATGACACTTGGATAAGTTGTGGAAGTGAAAACACCAACTGCGGATGTTGTTCCAAGTCCAACTGTGCTTACTCCAACACCAAAGTAATCTGTGCTTGTCTCTGCATCATAAGTGATAAAACCTTTCAGACCATCATCAACACCATTTCTGTCGTAATCTGTGCTTCTCAACAGAATTTTATCACTTGGTCCAAGAACTTGTGGTTGTTCCAACAATTCGATTCCAGTTCCTGGTGGCACTGGAATATTATAAGCGAAGTAACTGACCTGTCCTCCACCATAACCAGTGTCAAAGTCAAATGCTCCAATGACATTAATTTCAGTGGTTGCTGATGCAACGTTGGTCACAAAGATTGATGAAACGAGATATTGCTCTCCTGCTGTTGCTGGAAGTGTCAGAACCGTGGTTCCAATTCCGATCGGTGTTACAGCAACCGTTGTTGTAATTCCTGTGTTAAAGTCACCTGACCCGCCTCCTCCAGAGACACCCGTCAGGTTTGAACCATCACCATAAAACTCGTTAGCGGTAACCGAAGATGAGGCAGAAACATTTACCGTGTTGGTAATGTTCCTACTATTATCAATAACGGTTGTTCCCGAAATCTGAATTGCCATCTTCGTGCTTCCACTCGGCGTTTACTTTTAGTTATTTATGTCTAACTTACGTTGAGAGTGGAAGTAACAAAGATGTCCGTGGTTGTTCTACAAACGTAGTAAAGTGCAGACTTGGCACTTGCGGTTGCTGTGATGGTTGGCGCAGTCCCATCAACAAACGACCAGTACGAGCCGAACGCGACGGTTCTTCCACCCGTTCCATCTTGAGTGATGAAAATTACACCAGACTGACCTGCTGTGATGTTGGAAGGATTGTTCAGTGTCAAACTTCCAGTCAGTGTCATTGAGAAGTTATTTGCTGTCCCAAGGTCAATTGCAAAACTTGCACTCTTGTTGCCTAAAGAACTGATGTTGGCAGATGCCTTACCTGTCAGTGCAAGGTGTGATCCATTGAATGTGAGGTTTGATTCTCCATTCAAGTTGGTTCCAGAACCACCAGTGATGACTCTGTTGTCTGCATTGTTTGTCAGTGATGCAGAACCAGTTGCACCAGTGGTTCCTTGTGTTCCAAGGATACCTTGAATGCCCTGAGTACCTGTGGTTCCTTGGGTTCCAGTTCCACCTGTTGTACCTGTTGTTCCTTGAGTACCAGTTGTACCTTGAATACCTTGAGTTCCTTGAATACCCTGAATGCCCTGAGTTCCTTGAGTGCCAGTGGTTCCTTGGGTTCCAGTTGTTCCTTGAGTGCCAGTAATTCCTTGAGTTCCTTGAGTGCCTTGGATACCCTGAATACCTTGAACACCCTGAAGTCCATTGACAGTGGTAGGATCTACCCAATCAATATCTGCTCCATCAGTCTTTAGAACATAACCACTGACACCTAAACTTCCACCAGCATCCTTGATACCACCATTGAACTGAGCAGCACCTGTAAAAGTAGAGCTGCCCTGAACATCAAGGTTATTTCTTGCAGTAACAATACCAATGGAGTCAATGTTAGTTACATCTTCATAAGTCAGAACACCAGCAACATTCAGGTTCCCACTGATAGTACCAGAGGTTGCTGTAACAATACCAACGTTCATGTCGTTGGTGGCATTGATTGTTGTAACGAAACCTGCGAGTACTCTTGCTCTGGTCATCTTACCTATCCTTTAGTGGTTTATCAGGTGTAATCTGAAAGATTAGGCCAATTGGGAAGCAGTGTGGTTGTGTAACCAACAATCGAAGAAGTGCCAGCACCTGTGACAAGACTCTGAAGTTGACCAACATCTACAGTAGCAGAAATCATTGCTTGTCTTTCTGCACAAACAGATCTTACTTCTGCTCTGAATGATGTAATACCAACAGGAATTACTGCACCAGTTTCTGCATTTCTGGTGATGTACCAATCAGTACCATTAAGAATCGTCCAGGAATTATCCGTCTGTTGATTATTGAACAGAGTTTTCAGTCCTGTGGTTTTTGCTGCTCCAACTCCAACATCATCAAGAAGTTTTGGTTTGAGATTATTATCATCATCATAACCATCCCAAAACACAGTGTTGTATGATACAGGATCAGCAACCTCAGTAATCCCAATTGCTTCTTTCTCTGCCAAAGTTGTAAGATTCAACCAATTAGCAGGATACTGAGTTCCATCAGTTCCAGTAAATGGTCTTCCAACCACTAATTGTTTTCCGTCTAATACAAACATGGGAGGTATGTTTTTAGTTATTTATCAGTTGGCATTTGCATATTCAAATGGTTTCTCAGCAAAAGCAGCAAACACATAAGGATAATCACCACCATTTAGACCTTGCGTGGATGTGTACCACATAAAACCATTTGAGTAAATGTCAAAAGAGCTTCCACCAGTCCCTGGATCATCAATTTCAGCGTTTGTCAGATTTGGACGTTGTAACTTTGTTGAGACATTATAACTATTTCTTGCCCCATCTGTGAAGAACATTTCTTGACCAGTTGTGTATGCCTGAGTCATAATCCACTGAGGTTTAAACCCACAATGAACATACGTTCCTCTATCATTTGAACCGTTACCTGTGTAGAGGCCTATGCGAGAAAATCCCTCTACCTCATGGAAACACCAAGCCACATAATTGTATGCTTGACCTGTTCCTGCACCATTTCCGATTGTAAAGGTTGTTGAATTTGGTGAAGTGTTATTGAACAAACTTGTGCCTGTTTCTGTACCAGTGCTTGGCAATAGGAGACATTTGGTGTTGCCAAGTTGTTCATGATAAATTCTCATGTTTGTACCTCCCCTGTTCCTATTACGAATAAAAATCAACTGTGGAGCAGAGTTCAAACCGTGTCCCACGGTCCTACCAGCAGTGTTGTCTGCAGTATATGTTACGATGCTTATGCCAGCTGTCGTATTGGCTGAGACAGTTGATGCCAGAGTTCCATCGGTGTTACTAACTGTACCATTTCCTCCCAACCAACAATGTCCAAAATATTGGTCTGGTGGAGAACCACTCGAAAGACCGTTAGCATCACGACCATCTGTGCTTCCTGTTGTTACACCAAAACCATCTGATCTGAACTCATCCAAATAACCACGAGAGTAGTTTGTGTGTTCTGTGTCTTCATTATTGGAGAACAGAGCTTTTCCTGCTCCACGAATATTATCATACCAATGCCAGTTAGCACTTCCACTAAATCTACTCTTAAGAATCACCAGATCTGGTTGAAAATTCAATCCACCAATATCCTGGTTTGCTGCTCCACCTGTGGAATTTCCAGTCCAAAGTGCAGTCTTTTGGTGATTAGTACCATCAGCAATAGCGGGAGTACTAAAATTATCAGAACTAAAAGTTTTATAACCAGAAGGAACAGTGTATGAGAAATCTCTCTGACCAAAGTTCACATCAAGTCTTGCACTGCCATTATCCTCACACAAGAAATAAGGTGTCCAAATTGCAGTGGTGTCCATTCCACTAAAGGCTTGTCCCTGGGATGTCCCGTTCTTATAAAAAGTTATTGTCCCATTATCAGCATCAAAAGCAACACCAATTATATCTCCTGCCGAGTTCCAGCTCGCTCCATATGCTGAGCCAGATGTGTTTACTTTTTGCCCGTCATCCGACTTGTACATGTAAACGCGAGAACTTGTTTCTTGATTCCAACTCGAAGTGGTGGCATCTTTGATGTTATAAACACCAATTTTTGAATTAGTTCCTCCACTATTCCTAAGTTCCCAATACCACTTGCCACCTCTATGAATTGCCCACGTCCCGTGAGTTGCAGTCCAGTTACCACTATATGATTGTCTTGGTTTTAGACCCAAGTTTCCATCTTGCATCTGGTAGGTCTCGCCATAACCAGCATACCAGATTGTATATGGACTAAAGGTGGGAAAACTGCTGGTCGGCGTGTCAGTGACAACTCCAGTGTCTACTCCAGAAGTGGTAATGTTAGTTGCACTCCAATGATGTCCATTTCCACTGTGGTCATGCCCAACACCATTGGCTGCAGTGGGATCCATTTTCAAATAGTACCCATTTGTGCCATATGATCCAGTATATTTTTTTGGGATCCACTGTCCAGTTATACTATCAGTTTCCCCAAATTCTGTAGGGCTAAGAGTTGATCCATCAACAAAGTGAACCTCGGTGATATATCCATCAAAGGGACTTGAACTACAACCTGTGTAAGAGTCACCAATTGACCAGCGACTTTGCCCATTGACATAACTAGGTGTTTGACCACTTGGACCTTGATTATAGTCAGTTACCACTTCATTGTTGATATAAATGATGTTAGAGGATGATCCAGTGTTTCCACGCCAAACTACATGATACCATTTTGCCACATCACGTTGCTTGTCCTTTATATTACCAGAATAAGATCCGCCGTTAAAACTAAAACTGTTTCGGATTGCAGTAGTTCCGTGTTGAGGATCTGCGATCAAAAAGTATTCTGTGTTTGCACAAGACCCACTTGGAGTCCACATCATCATATGAAGGTCATTTCCCCAAGTGGAATACTGAGCATCAGCACCACGTTTCATCCAGAATGAAAGAGTCCAGGCACTGCTGGAGTTGTTTGTTCCACTACTATTGTCATAAGTAAGGCGAGATGGTTTACTTGCAATAAACCTCAAAGCATAATCAATGGTATAACCACCTTGGTTTGCTGCACCAATAAGTGCTGAATTGACTTCATTAGGTAATCCCATTTATATTTTCTCCTTAACCAAGTGCAAGAACTGAAGTTGTAATAATCATATCTGTATCCTGAACATGATAAGCAAGGACACTGGTGGTTCCAGCACCTGCTGTAATGATTGGTGGTGTTCCATCAACAAAATTCCAGTGGCTCTGATAGGCGAGTGTACGAGAGCCCGTTCCATCCTGAGTAATCATGATGACACCAGACTGACCAGGTTGAGTGTTCGTTGGATTATTTAGAGTGATGTTTCCAGCGATGGTGAAATTATAATTGTTTCCAGTGCTCATGTCGATTGCAAAACTGGAACTCTTAGATCCCAAGTTGTGAACACCAGAAGCAGAGTTACCAACAACATAAAGATCCATGCTGGTGGTTGATGCTGAACCAACTCTCAGTGTGGAATCAGCAATGATGCTTGTTGCTTGATGAGTTGATGCAACCAGAAGACCTGAAGATGCATTGTAAGTTAGTCTGTCAGAGTCAGTCTTGGGTGCTTGGTTACCTGTTGCTGATGTTGCAAACACAGGGAAACAAGTGGTATCCGATGACTCATCTGCCAGAGTAATGTTGGTTGCATTAGTGGCAGTTGTTGCTGATGTGGCACTGGTAGCAGTATCAGCATTACCAGTTACATCACCAGTTAGGTCACCAACAAATGATGTAGCAGTTGCAACTCCAGTGATGTTTACACCACCAGAAGTGGTGGCTAATTTAGTGGAACCATAGTGAGCAAGGTTTACCGATCCTGTTGATCCAACGCATTGAATATACGTTGTTACGCCACCAGAACCATCATCAGTTTGAAGATGAATATCGCTGTCGTCTGTATGCTGGGTGACATATAGTCCACCAGTAAAGTTTTGAATGAGCGAATTAGCACTATTGTGCGACAATCTAAGGTCGTTGCCAGCACCGATGTTTAATACATCATTATCACCAAGATTTACATTATCAGTGAAAGTCGCAACGCCAGTAACATTCAATCCCGTGGTGTTACCATTGATGTCAATTCCACCATTGAGATCAACATTACCAGTAAATGTCGAAACACCAGAGGCATTGACTTGAGAGGCATTGAGTTGAGTTCCACTGAACGCTGTAGCAACCAGTGTTCCCGCTGCTGAATCAAAGGTTAAGTTAGCGTTCGTTCTAATGTCAGTGGTGCCTGTTTGGTCAACAGTAAATCCAACAAAACACTGTGTGTCTGTTGTTTCACTTCCCAAAACAACGTTGTTTGCAGACGTAGCAGTATCTGCGTTACCTGTAACATCACCAGTAACGTTTCCTGTGACGTTGCCAAAAATGGTTCCAGAGACATAAAGGTCAGTGGTTCCAACCGAAACTGCTCCAGTCAGAATTCCTGTCTGACCGAAGTTTACCTGTTCAACGTAGAGGTTGGTGACTCCAATCGAAACACCACTCGTTACAACACCAACAGTTGTAAGACCAGAGATAATAGGACCACCACTGTTGGTTCTGTTGGTGATCTGATTGACTCTAATTACTGACATCGTTCTTTCTCCTCCCCGTTATTTATTGTTGAGTTGTGATTCTAAATGCTCAACTCTCGTGGAGAGTTCTTTCACCGCTTCGATCAGAACACCGACCAAACCATTGTAATTGACAGACTTAGTTCCATCATCAGACCTGGTAGAAATCAGTTCTGGAAGGATTTCTTCAACCTCTTGTGCGATAACACCGACAGAGGGGATGTCTAACTCTCGCCACCTAAACTTCACACCTCTTATCTGGTTGATAATGGTGACCGCATCATCAATGCTTCTAATGTCTGTCTTCAGGTTGACATCAGATGTGGAGTTGACGTTAGTTGCTGCCAGTGTTCCAGTTGAAGCATTATAAGTCAGTGCACTGGAGTCGGTCTTAGGTGGTAGATTACCCGTTGCTCCTGTTGCAAACACAGGGAAACAAGTGGTATCCGATGACTCATCAGCAAGAGTGATGTTAGTTGCGTTGGTCGCTGTTGTTGCGGTTGTTGCGGTTGTTGCGGTTGTGGCATTACCAGAGAGACTGCCACTAAATGTGGTTGATGTGAGTGTGTTGGTGCTTGGGTTATAAAGTAAAGTGGAATCACTGTTAAGTCTGTTATAACCACTCGAACTTCCAGAGAACACAACATAATGATTGGCAGCCGTTGTGTTATCAACATCAACTTGAATGTTGGCAGAATTAGTTGCTGAACTCGCTGTTCCCGTTACATTACCAGTTAGATTACCAGTTACATTACCAGTTACGTTAGCGGAAACACTTCCACTTACTGTCAGAATGTTAGTGAATGGATTGTAAGTCAGTCCAGCATCAACCAGATTACTCAGATTTCCTGAAGTTCCTGAGAAGAATGAAACATATTGAGAAGTGTTGGTACCGTCAGCAGTAACAACAACCCTTGTCGCTGTTGATGCTGTTCCAGTTAAATTGCCAACGAAGGTTGTGGCAGTGACAACACCAGCGACATTAATATCACCAGCAACGTCGATGCTGCTGTTGGCATCAATATTGTCTGTGAATGTTGAAACACCAGAGACAACGATGAGTCCGTCGTTGAATGTTGAGAGACCAACGAATGTTGAAACACCACTGACAGTAATGGTGCTGAACTCTGGAGTCAGGTCAACACTTGGTGGATCAAGAAGTCTGAAGAGGTCAGTAACCAGAGTCTTACCAGCACCAACGGTAACTGTAACACCTGGGTCGAAGAGAAGTGTTGGCTCTTTGACAACAATGAACGAGGAGTCGATACCAGCGTTCGTGTCGTCCAGAGTCATACTCTCTGTGACGGTAACGTTGGGGTCAATGTAAGCGAATGGTGAGGTCAGTCCACTGGGATAATCAATGACCGTACCAACACCTGCTCCACCACCACCTTCGATGCTGATGTCAACTGTGGTTCCATTTGTCTTGAAGGTGTTACCAACTCCGATAAAGTTGAGTTGAGTAATTCCAACACCAATCGTGGTTCCACCAGATTGAATTCCAACTGCTGAAACAAAGTTTGTGCTAACTCCTGAAAGTCCTGAACCAGCACCACTAAACGAGGTGGCAGTGACAACGCCAGTTACATTGATTCCAGTGGTGTTAATGGCAACGTTAGCACTCAGTTTAGCAGCGGTTGCGTTAATGCTTCCGTTGTGAATGAAGAGTGATGTTCCTCCAGAACCAACGATCTCCAGTTGGTGCGTCGGTGTCGCACTGTTAATTCCTATTCGTCCGTTATCGCTGTCTGCTGCGATAACTGTGCCACCGACTCCAACTTCAAATCGACTCTGTGTGGTAACGATACCAACGAACAGACCGTCAACTGCCGCAATTCCTCCACTGACACCTAAGGTCGCTGAAGGTTCTGTGGACGCAATACCAACTTTGTTACTCTGAGCGACAATGAGGTCATCAGCAACCTCAAGTCCGTTCTTGACGACAAAATTCTTATTGACTGCCATCGGGTTTCACTCTCCACCCTGTTAGTTTTAGTTATAGTTATTTAGTTAAGTATCGAGTTGAATTGTGACCGAGGAATTGAGTGTTGTGTTACCACCCAGGTTTGTTTCAACGATGGTTACCGAACCATCACTGTAACCACTTCCTCCTCCACCACCTGAACCAGATGTTCCACCTTGACCACCAACGGCTCCGTTTCCTCCGTCACCACCAAGGTTCACACCCTCACCTCTTGTGTTGGAGATTGTGTAACCTGGTTTGAATCCACGGATGACCTCATCACTTTCACTAATGGTGGTTCCATCAACAGCAACAAACTGAATCTTAGAAGAACTGTTGTTAGAACAAGCAGAGATTCCAAGGTCAGTCCAATAACTTCCCTTCGAACAGGAGATTGTTCTTCCTGCATCAGGAATCGATGCTCTGGTGTCACCAATCTGAAGAGTAATGTCAGAGGCGTGAAGGTTAGAACCAAAGACTCCATTCAGACCCAATGTTCCAATCGTGGGTGCTTCACCACCTGCACCTGCTCTTCGTCCATCACCTGTCTCACCATCAACGTTAACTCCGCCACCGTCTCCACCAGCACCTTCAGTTCCAGCATCACCACCAGATCCAACAACCAGAATGAGGTTAGAACCACGATAAAGGAAGATTGCTGAATCGTTAGCAACACCAATCAGTGTGTATTCCGTGTCCTCTTCGAGCGTCGTGGTGATGACCGAAGTTCCACCCTGTCCACCATCAAATGCTGTGTAAAGGGCAAGGTTATCATCAGTTGCTGAGTAAACAACATAACTTCCACCTGCTGTTGCTGCCAGTGTCATCTTGACATTGATGTCCTTCTCCAAAGCGTAGAAGGTAATCAGACTATAATCAGCACCCAAGGTGTCACTGTTGATTGTTTGTGCTCCAGCATCCAGGTCAAGAATTCCTTCAGCATAACGATTGTCTGGTGAGAATCCTTCCAGTTTGATTCTGTTACGAGGAGCAACACCTGTGAGATCCACAACAGTTGAGTTCGCTTGAACTCTTCCAGCATCAGTGTCCACATAAGCAATAGACTGAACTGTGGAAACACCAACTTCTGTAATCTCGAAAGTCAAAGTTGTCGAACCAGTTCCACTGATAACAGGGTCACTCTGGTCAGAAAGAGTTTCACCATTTCTTGTCCAGTTCTGAGTGATGGGTCCAAATGTGCTGTCAGACAAAGCAGGAATTGCTCGAATCTCTGCAAGTTCTTCCACAGCAGCAGTGGTGTCCACTGGTTGTGTTGTAAAGGAAATGGTTGGGAAGACAGTAACTGCTGCTGAATCTGAACTCAGAGGTGAGTTGACTGCATTACCAGTTGACTTTGCTGCTCCTGCCTCACCATAAGCAGAAGCATTGTAAGTTGCCTGAAGATAAAAACTTCTTCCATTATCATCTGGACTGGACAGATTACTCAGTGTGAGTGTTGTTGTTCCTGAACCAGAGATGTTTGCTCCATCCTCTAGAGCAGTGGAACCTTCATACCACTGATAGGAGATTGTCCCACTGTTTGTTGCGTTTTCATTGTTCGTAAAGGACGCTGTTGCAATTCCAATGAAGGTTGCAACTCCAGCAAGAGTTGCATTGGATGCTGATGGGTCTTCTGAGAAAGAAAGGATAGGACCATTCAAATCCAGAGAAGTTTGAAAGGTCCTGAAGTTATGAAACGCTAAAGGACTCATGAGAAGTTCTGACCTCCGATAACACCGTACAGAGTGGTTCCTCCGTCAAATGTCATGAACGAGTAAACATCAACTGCTCCTGCACTTGAGGTGACTGTTGGAGCAACTCCTCCAGGCCAACGGAGTCCGATTGTCGAACCACCCGTTGTTCTGAAGTCATCAACGTCAATTGAGTAAGCTGTTGAGGAATCCTGAATGATTTGAAGAGTGAATGTGGTTGCCGAGGACGAAGGAACATTCTGAAGAACGAAGTAAGAGACATCTGAATCTGTGGTCAGAGTAAATGTCTGAGCGACAGACAAGTCAATAGTAACGGCACCACCGCTTGCGGTAACTGCTTTTGGAATCTCATAATAAGTCTTGAGTCTCAGTGCTCCTTCAACATCCAATGCTGCACTTCGTGCGAGTGTGGTTCCAATTCCAACACCATCGGAGGTGACCGTAATCTTGTCACCACTGTTGTTGACATCCAGTGTTGTTGCTGTAACGACACCAGCGTTAATTGAACCCGAAGACGAATCCAACCTGAATCCTGTTGCCGTCGTCACACCCGAGAGAACAGCACCACTGTTGATGGTGATGATTCCTTGGAGATAAGCGTCGTTAGCAACGTAAAGGTCAGTTCCACCTGTTCCTGGAGTTCCGACTGAGAGTTTGAACTCTGTGCTTGGGAACGTGGTTCCAATTCCAACAATCTTATTGTTGATTGGATAAATGGTGCTGATTCCTGCCCAGAGACTGTCGTTCTGGAGGTTAGTCAGACCCGAACCATCACCAGTGAATGCTGTCGCAACGACAACACCATCAACTCTCAGTTTCTGACCGTTTGCTGTGGTTCCGATTCCAACTCCATCAGCGTCAACGGTGAACTGAGTTGAACCAGCACCAACCTTGAAGGATGCATCACCTGGGTCATCAGTTGCAACACCGACCTTATTGAAGACAGCATTGGTTGTTCCTGTGTCAATTCCAACATTACCGAATGGGAACCAAGAATTATCAGTGGTGTAAACCCATCCAACAATTCCGCCACTTACTGGGTTACCGTTGAAAACAACGTCTCCTGCGTTACCAGCAACAGTTGGAGTTGCAATTCCAACAGTGTAGTTTCTGGAGATTGTTGCACTTCCTTGCAGATAAACCGAGGTTGCTTCGATACCGTCAGCAGAAGTTGAGGTCAGTTTTCTTGTAAAGACAACTGGTCCATCGAACTCAGAAACGTTGTCGTTATAAAGACCACCACTGACCTTGATGCTGGTCTTAGTGATAATTTCATCAGTATTGACGAGATCGAGGTCAACCTGACTCGTCAGTGATGAGTAATCTTGTCCAGTGTTAGTTGGAACTGGTGTGTCAATTGCAGAAGACTTACCTGTCGATCTGTCAATCTTTCTGTTACCGATGAAGTAATCACCGTTAGCGTTGTAACCAGCATAAGAGTTAGAACCACCACCAGATTCGATTGACTGAGCAAGTCTTTCAGCAGTGGAGGACAGTTGTGTCTGTTGGAGACGTGGGAGTGCTGTTGCGTAATTACCAGCACCATAACCAGGATACTCAAAAGAGTGTGCGTTAGCAGTAACTACTGATGGAGATCTCAGTTCAACTGGTTGAACTCTAATTCTCTTAACAACAGATCCACTATCGTGAGATGTTGCAACCGTTCCGAAGAGACCTCTGAAGACTGCGACTGGGTTGGTCGAAACAGTCGTCTTGATTCTCATAATTTCATCATCGATTCTCAGATAATCACCGATGTTGAAGTCAAAGTTGGTGAGGTTCTGAATCGTAAGTTCAGTTACTGAAGAGTCAGCAACAGAAGCAGAGATAACAGTTGAGATTCCAGCATAAACATTATGGAATCTTCCACCAAAGTTCTCATTAACGAAATTAATTGTTCCATCCTGTGCTGTGAGTCCAGGATAATAAGCTCTCTGTGTTCCAGAAACTGCAGGACTCAGTGTCGAGACACCGATGTTGACAACGAAGGTTGAAAGTCCAACGTTCTGAGTAACAACGAATGTTCCGTTGTAAAGATCACTCGAAGCACCACCCAGAGTGATTGCGTTATCGACTCTCAAGCCGTGTGGTTGAACAGTGGTAACTGTTGCCAATCCAACTGAGGTGTTGACAACAAAGTCGGAGATGTCCAGTTTAGGACCAGTCAGAAGTGCGTAAGCATTTGCTGTGACGTTAGCACCAACTCCAGTGATTGAGTTAGTGTAAACAGGACTTACAGAAGAAACTTCAACTGCTTCTGCTGTTGAGATTCCAGTGATTCTGTAAAGTTGGTTATAACCAGCGTAACCTTCAGATGTTACACCAGCAACACTGATTGTGTCACCAACGTTATCGGTGATCGCAGCAACCGTTACAGTCGCTGTGGAGAATCCAGTTGTGGTTGCTGTTCCCGTAACATTCAGGACATCACCAACAACATAATTCGTACCACCACTCATAATCTTCAGAGCAGTAATCTCACCAGAAGCATTGACTGTGATTCTTGCCGTTGCGTTCTTACCAGTTGCTGAGTTTGTCAGAGTTGCGTTATAAAGGTTCTCAGCAGATCCAGTTCCGTTACCATAAGCAGAACCAGCGTCAGTGATTGTCAGTGATGTAATCGCATTCAGACCATGATCATGAGAGGTGTAAATGGTGTGTGCTGTTCCAGCTGCTGTGGAAACAATGTCAGTGATCCCAACACCAATTCCGAAGTCAACATAAGCCTTATTGAATGCTTGTTTCGTGATGCTGTTTCTGTGCTCATCGACAACAACACGACCAAGAAGATTAGAGTCAGCATAAGTGGTTGATGCTGATGGATCGGAAGATGGATTGTCCTGGTCATATTGAGGATAAAGTTCCTCAACAGGAGCAGAGAAGGAGAATGAAGCAGCGTCGTTGAAAGGAGCAATCGCTGGAGTGTTGGTCGAATCAACGATGGTCAGATAATAAACACCATCTTGAATTCCAGTTACATAAGGAATGATGTTCTGAACATCATAAACATAGAAGTTGTTTGATGCTTCAACTCTCTGATAAGTTGGCAGAGAAGTGGTTCTTTCCGAAGTGTTATTCGAGAACGCACCAGGATCATCATAATCATTAGTTACGGTGAACTGGTTTGCGCTGTTAATTCCAGTAACCGTGAAAGTTCCGTTGAAACCAGAGTTACCAATTGCAGTGGTGTTGTTAGCACTGGTGACATTGGCAATCTTGACCTTTGAACCAACTGACAGACGGTGAGGAAGTTCTGTGGTGTAATTAGCAACGTTAGCTGACCAATCAGCGTTACGGATGAAACTAAAGTTTCTGAGGTCCGTCACGTTGTTCATCGTGACACTGCTTGGGTTGAACTGAAGCGCAACCTCAGTGTTGTTTGCACCTGTTACATCATTCGACTGTTGAAGAATGTAATCCTTTTGAGGTTCTCTTGCTGAAGTAATTCCACTTCCAGAAGGAACAACATAACGAGCACGATAAATCTTATCAGCAAGTTGTCTGGTGTCTGGTTTTCTGGTGATGTAAGTTCTTGGTGTTGCATCTCCGAGAGAAGCAGTTCCGAGAGCACTAATGGTTGGATAAAGTGAGTTGTCGGTTGCTGCTGTTGCAACGTTGACATACCACTGTGACTGTGAGGAGTCCCACTGAATTGGGTGACCGATGTCACCAGCTCTCTTGTCACTAACACGAGACTCAACTCTCAGGTTACCACCCAAGTTGTTGATAACCAACTCATTACCGTTGAGAGCATCATTGTAAGAGATCGCAACCTGTGCCTGGTTAGCGTTCAGACCAGAGGTGATTGCATAATAAACCTTATTACTTTCAAGTCCATCAGGAAGACGAGCATTATCGGAGAGAACTCTGATTGACTCACCATTAATGAACTGGTGATCCTCTTTGAACGTAATGGTGTTGGAGGAGATGCTGTTACCAGTTGAGACGTTAACACCGATGTTAGAAACCTTGACCGATGTCACTTGGTTTGAATCCTTATGCGTGTTCGGCATAACGATTCGAGCATAATAATTGGTGTCGTTGATTGTCGTGTTCAGACGATCACCTGTCTTTGCTCCAAGTCTGTAACCCTGAACGATTGTTCTTGGAGCAGCAGTTTGAGTTGTCTTCTGGTGGAGATAAAGTCTTGAGGTTGAACCAACACCAACAGTTGTGCCAACATCAATGGCATCATATTCCAGATTGATGTTTGATGCAACGTTGAACTCAGGTGGAACGATGTGAGAGATGTAACCAACGTCATCTCTTGCATATGCCTCATCTCTGAAACCTGTGGAATACAGAGACTGTTGACCGAAGTTTGAGTTGGACCCATTAACACTAACACTACCACCACTCTCAGTTACATACTGCTGTGAGTAACCAATTCCGAAACAAGAATCAACTTGTGCATAAGACTTATTAGCAACCTTAACGAAGTAGTTGTAATAAGCAGGTTTGTAAACTGCATCTGGATCACTGTTCAGATTCGAAACGGTTGACGAATCATCAAAGGTTCCAGTGGTTGAGTTGTATCTCAGGAAAGCGTTGTTGTCATTCTGAAGTGAGATTCCAGTAAACTCATTGAGGAGAACGGATTGGAATCCTTTGACCTTCGCGCCATCCGCAAACAGACCACACATACCATAAGACGACTTTACAGTTGTCTTGGCAACATAAGGTGAAGATGAGACTGTGCTGTTAATTGCCAGTTCAACTGCGGTACCAGCAACAGTGGGTGAGGTGTCAACTGGTGCTGTTGGTGTGGCATAAGTGAAGACCTTAGTGCCATTAGCGTTGACAGTGACAACAGAGTCAACAATGAATGTTCCATTGTAAACACTCTCACTTACACCACTAACAACGATTGGTGTGTCAACGTTGATTCCATCAATCTCATCAGTCAGAGTGATGGTTACCGCTGTTCCTGAAGCAGTGATAGTACTGATTCCTGCTCTTCCAGAGATAGGAGCAACGATGCGATACTCATCAACTTTTGGTTCAATGTCAACACCAGCGTTTGGATAATTTGGTGAGATGCCGCGACCAGACTTCGAACCATAAAGAAGACCGACCTTCTCATAATAAATGTCCAGATCAGTTCTGGAGGTGTAGAAAGTGAGGAATGAGTCGTCAATGTCCGTTGAGTTTACACCATCAGCATATTCAAATGCCGAGAGTTTGTGGTGAGAGAAGTTTGGGACGTAAGTGTTGGTTGTGTAATCCTTATAGACCGTGCCGTAGGGGTCACCATCCAGAATCGAAACACCTTCAATGTAAGAACCACCAGTCAGACGGAAGACAGCACTTGTGGTGATTGCTGAGTTCGCTGGATCTGGAACATACTTTGGTCTAATTCTTGTCTTTCTGGGGTCCATTCCAACGATGGAGACACCACGAGGAACAATAACACCACCGTAAATGCTGTTCGCTCTGACGAGAACGTTCGTATTATCCTGAAGATCGAAGTTAGATGCCGTGGTCAGTTCAGGGAAAGAAGAAGTGCTCGAACCATCTCTCTGGCGGAAGATTGATCCATCAGGAATCCAACCAGGTCTGTTGTCTACAACATAATCTGCTGGTTGAAGAACAATTGTGGTTTGAGCAAAACGATCATTGTCAAGACCAACTTGATATGAAAATCTTGCTGCCTCAAGTAGTGCCCTCTGAATTGAGAGGAACGGACGAGATTGGGAGTTACCAGTGTTCTCAACACTGTCAGTTGCGTCCAATCCGTTTGGGTCAACATAAAGAACATTTCCACGGACGTTCTTTAGAAAATTATCCAGACGACTTAATGGCATCTTCTTCGCACGGTGAGTCTATTATGAGTTATTTATCGCATAGCAAAGGGCACCCAGTTTCCTGAGTGCCCCTTAGCGACTTCCTTCACACCCTATAGTTATAACCCTTTTTCGAGCATATATTCAACTGTGTTTGCCACATCATTCATCGCATCACGAAGGTCTGGTCTTTGACCAGATTCCATCTTAATGATGGGTCTCTCATCCTGACAGAGAGTCCATCTCCATTGACCCATGTGTTGACAGTACCAGAGATTGATTTTCATAAGTTAAAACAACCAGAGTTGATCTTCCTTCGTGGGATTGTAAGTCTTAGGATGAAACACACAGTACTCATTAAATGTAATCTTCATTTCCTTTTCTGTCAAGTTGCAGTTCTTGGCAGCAGTGGGAACATTCCACTTTGCCTTAAACAACATTTCCATTGACTTTCTTGTTTCAGGTCTCATTCTTTCTCCACTTAGTTTCTCTGCGATCATAGTCCCATCCACCAATCAGGAAGAACTCATTGTTTCCTGGATAATCATCAGGACTGTCACCCTCATAAACCACATGAAGTTTTTCATCGTGGTCACAAGGATTGATCCAACGTGCTGCCCAAACTTCATAATAACAATGAATGGTGGAAGCATTTCCAGACTTGACTTTGATCCTCTTACCCCATTCAATTCCATCAACAATCAAATCCTGAGAGGTTCCAATCTGCGTCAAAGTGACAGTGATTGTTTCTGGATCAACAAGACCCTCCCAATACTCGGGAAGATTGATGATGTTTGTGTCCTTCATGGTTCCACGAATGTAGATACCTGCTTCTGGACCCTCAGCAATAACGTGACGAACACGTTTCTTCTCATCCTTCCAGTGAGGAACGTCGAAAGCACCACCGATTGCCTTTGCTGTCGTTGCACTCCCGTTGAAGATAGGAGCAGTCATTGACTGCGAAGCAGTAACTGTTTGTGTTGTGTTGATAGTGCCCGTAATATTAATTAGTCCAGCACCA